CTCATACAGCGTCCCATCGCTTGCAATAAACATAGGGAAGCGGAAAACGCCACGATCAACACCCGCAGTGCGATCCATTGTGCCTGTCATCCAGATATTTTCTGCATAATCGTAGGCCACATAACGGTCACACTCTGTGCTGTTTTCGCTAGGATAGAACCACCAGATTTCATTCCACGCGCTATTGACCGTGCAAGATACCTTTGAACGCTGATCGTTATTCATGTCGCTAAAGACATAATCAGCAACTTCGCACGGCAAGTCCTGAACACGACCGCCAGAATACACAAAGAAGCCTCTGCGACCCATCCAGAACACGCCGTTATCAACAGATGCCGCAGCCCGCGCTGCAATCAATCCGCATGACGTGCCGACACGCTCAAAGCCATACACGAAAGGTGGGCCTTGATATGTCATGCTGTGCGCATCTTGATCTGTTAAGATAAGCGACTGACCGCGTGTGCGTAAGCCCGCTAGGATTTTACCGTTGGTTTGGATGTTAATATCACCAGCTTGGTTCGTTGCAGCCGCAGTCCACGTTGTGTTGTCCTCTTGGTCTGACCACTGAATTTTGCGAGGATCACCGCCTGCGCCAAAGCACACAACAAAACGCTCCTCAGTAACCATCATGCCAGTGCAGCTTGTAGGTGCGTTAGAAATAAGTGCAGCGTCCGTAGCCGTATCCAACTGCCACTCGTATAGCTTTCCGTCATCAGACGACATCGCCAAGAGGTATTCGCCCCAGTTTTCTAACGACCATGTAGTGGCTGTCTGGATTGTTTCTGTGTCAGAACGCGGAATGCCGTATTCTTCGTTTCCGTAAAACCCGCCACCGAATGCAGAGTTGATCGTTGCATCAACGCGGCCCGCAGTTAGTCCTGTTGGCGTTATGTCTGTCGCTGTGCCGTTGGCATTGATTGCGTAGAGACTGTCATATGTTCCCGCTGCGATCTGGCGTGTGCCATCGTTTTCTTCCCACGCAAGCAAAGAACGGACAACGCCGCTTAAATCGACGCTGCCTCTCTGTCTCCACCCACCAATAGGGCGTAGAGCATCTTCATGCCAGCGAACTAGGTTAATATCACGCCAGCGACCTTGGGACATATAGTCGGTGCCGTTACGATACTGACCCTTTGGGATTTGCAGGGGAATTAACGGCATATGGCACCTATGCGTTTAGAGCATCAAGATCATCCCAAACACGTTGAGCATGTGCCGCCGCGTCAAAAGCAACAGTGGCATCAGGATCATTTGGGTCTGGGTCTGTCCAGCTATTCGCTGTCGCTTGTGTTGATAGATAAGTTTGCAAGTCGGTTTTTGATGCGATTTCCTCAATAGCGTCAGATGTATCTGCGCCATCCGCTGAAATGCCAATCATAATCCAATCTTGCGGTGATGCAGTGTTGGGGTCTGCAACCGCATACATCCCACCTGTTGATTGTGGGACACCAAACTTTAGCCACGCGGGAATAGTCCCGTCAGCTTCTAGCCTGTATTTTACAACTTTATGAGCCATCTGAATTGTCCTCTAGCTGTGGGGTGTTCGTTAATGATGTTTCGTCTAATATAGCAAAACCACGGCTTTCTGCAAAGTCGCTAGGGCAGTGCGCCCATTTCTCTGCACAAGCCTCTAGCCATTGCACCGTGTGATGATGCTCTGGTGCCTTGCCTTGCTTGATTAGCTCGTTTTCCCATTGAAGGTATGAGTAGACTTCCGCTTGCGCCTGTGCCGCATTGATGCCCAAGTCAAACACATAGATCAGGTTGCCTTCGTCTATGTTACCGCCACGGCTACGCGCTGCGTTTAGAGCCTGTTTCATGCAAGTCATAATGTGGTATTTGACTTCTTCGCGCTCATAATCTTCTTCGGTCAGTTCATCCTTGCCGATCTTCTTCATCAGGTTTTCATACTGATTGGTAAAGAAGTTTAGCTTGCGAACTGCACCCTCAACGTAGCCACGGGATGACGCGGCTTGCGCTTCCATCTCGTTAATCTTGATTTCCAGCATTTCGCGTTCAAGGTCATCTGTCTCGTTTGACAGCTTGCGCTCTAGCTTCTTGAGCTTGACCTCGTTTTTCTTCATGCGGAAGTAGCCCTCTTGCAGGGCCGCTTTGGTTTTCTCAATCTCCGCAAGGCTGTGCTTAACAGAGCGGATCGGCGTGATTGCAGTAACGTCTAGTGTGACGCTCATCATCTGCGAGTGCGACTTGTAGAAGTTGCTAGACGCTTGGCGTATTGCAGGGGCTTTTTCCTGAATGTTTGCCAGCATAGATTTATATTCAGGCTTTGCCGCTGGAAGCTGAATGTCTATGTCTTGCGTGACTAGATGTGTTTCTTTTGTTGTATCTTTTGGCAATGTCATTCTCCCATTATGCCGCTATGCCGCCGTGTGCATTTGATAAACCACAACCAGAACGCCGTGCAATTGTTAGATCGCCCCAATCTGTAGCATTTCCAGTTGTTGCTATTGTGACTTGATCTATTGTGTTTTTTCGGATGTTACTTGCACCTGACCCACCCATGCAAACTGATATTGTAGAATTACTTGCGCCAGAACAAAGCTGTCTTGCTACTGTTAAATCACCAAAATCAGTTCCGTTGCCTGTTGATGCAATGGTTAGGTATGTCATAGCATTATTGCTATTATTATTGCCACCCATCCAAATACATCTTGTGCTACTTGAACTTACAGCCGACTTGTTTCCATTTGTAAGGTTTCCAAAAGATGTTGAATTGCCTGTTGACGCATAAGTAATATACTCAATTAAATCAGTGTCAGACTGAAACGCCCCCATCAAACCGCGAGTAGTGCTACCACCGCCATTGGCTTGGTTCATCGCATCACCTCTAGTGTGATCCCCAAAGTTTACGGTGTTACCAAGAGTAGCAATTGTCAGATATTCAAAAGAGCCGTTACCTGATAGTGGCGCAGAACCAACTACAATTCCTCTTGTGCTATTGCCAAATCCGCCAAGTTCGTTTCTATTACTGGTGTTGTCAGTTGATATCCTATCTAACAAGTCACCAAAATCAGCCGCATTCCCAGTTGACGCAATGGTAATGTAATCAATACTACGGCTACTTGTTGCCCCTGCACCAGCAATAATGCCTCTTGTTTCACCACCTATACCCGCTGGGCTAGTGCTTCTATTTTGTGTTAGATCACCAAAATCAGTCATGTTTCCAGCGGTAGGGAAATTGAAAAACTCTATGACATTTTGACCGCCACTATCACCGCCAGCGTAAATTGCGCGCTGCAAAACATTCCCCGCCGTAGGCCACAGCCCCGCCGCAGTGTATGCATTGGCTTCCGCAAGTGACCACACGCCGCTTGCTGCGTCATTCTCATATGGCCCTGCGGGTGCTGTCGGAGTATCGGTAATAATGTTTCCTAGATAGCGTTTAGGCATTATGATAATCCTCCGTGGGAGTTGGAGCAGGCACCCGTCATTTCACGCGCAACAGTCAAGTTCCCAAAATCGGTTGCATTCCCTGTAGTAGCAATTGTTATTGAGTTAATTGTGTCGGTTACGCCGCCACCAGCAATCAATGCGGTAGTTGTTCCAGCGCATCCAGCCCAGCCATTTGCTGCCGTTGTCATATCACCGAAGTCCGTTGCGTTTCCTGTTGTTGCAATCGTAACGTAATCAATTACGTTTGATCCAGTTGACGCCTGACCACCGCCATACAAACTTCGTGTGCTGTTAGACGCTGCACCACCTAAACGCCGTGACACGGTCAAGTTGCCAAAGTCAGTCGCATTTCCTGTTGATGCAATGGTGATATAATCAATTACGTCACTGTTTGATCCAGTAAAGCCGCCCTTAAATAAGCTACGAGTAGACGACCCACTACCAGCAAATCGTGACCGCGCTACACTGATGTCACCAAAATCACTAGCGTTTCCTGTTGATGCTATGGTGATGTAATCTATGACATTAGAGTAGCTTCCAGTATAACCACCGCCGAACACGCCTCTGGTTGAGTTAGATGCAGATGCTAAAAGACTTCTTGTTACCGACAAGTCGCCAAAGTCAGTGGCGTTGCCAGCAGACGACATTGTAATATACTGAATTACATTTTTATAGCTACCTTGGTATGCATCACCACCGCCAAAAATGCCACGCGATTTTGAAGCGCAGCCCGCTAAATCTGTGGTAACTGATAGTAAGTCTCCAAAATCTGTTGCCGTGCCAGTTGAGGCTATTAGAACATAATCTATCGTATCTTTACTTGCACCACTTGCTTTACCGCCAGCCCAAAAGCCGTATTCTGGCGGACTAGGCCAACCACTAGCATTCTGATACTGCGTCGAGAGCGACCATACACCTTGATAATTTGGCATTATTGAAGTCCTCCGTGACCTGTTGAGCAAGCTGACAAGTTACGTGTTGCAGAAGTTAAGTTTGCAAAATAAGAACTGTTGCCTGTAGACGCTATCGTAACTTTTTGGACTGCTGTTAAGTCGTTGTTAGAGGCATTACGACCACCGCCGCAGAAAGCTGTTGTATTATCCGATGTTCCCGCACTCTGAAATTTAGCTTCATTTAAGTCACCAAAATCAGTTGCGTTACCTGTTGAAGCGATTGTTACATAGTCAATCGTATTATATCTGTTGGCCCCATTAATCCCGCCAAAAAATAGCTGTCGAGTATCTGATGAAGCTGCGGTGACATTTGATCTGCTAATGGTCAAATCGCCAAAGTCTGATGCGTTTCCAAGAGTAGCTATTGTGCGGTATTGTATATTGTTGATAGCACTACCACCACTTTCGCCGCCACCCCAAACAGCCCTTGTAGGTGATCCAGCCCCACCACCATTCCGAATTCCAATGTTTAGATCACCGAAATCAGAGGAGTTTCCAGTTGTGGCTATGGTAATATAATCCATATCAGTAACGGCTTGATAACTTGAATTTGCCCCACCAACAAACAACCCACGAGTTTCGCTAGACGCACCGTTTGTGTTCATTAGACTTCTTGCGCCGTTAGTTAAGTCCCCAAAGTCTGATGCATTTCCAGCGGAACGCATTGTAATATATTGAATAGTGTTTTCTTGAACAGTTGAGTTACCGCCAGCAAAAACACCTCTAGTTGACGAAGAACAGCCAGCCATTTCAGAGGTAGCTTGTGTCAAGTCACCAAAATCTGAAATACTGCTAGTGGTTGTAGTGATAAACTGCTCAATAGTATTTACTGGCCCTGTGCCACCAGCAAAAATTCCAATCGGTGGTTGCACGGGCGTCACACTCCCACTAACATCACTCGGCGCAGAATAACCAAACGCATTGATTGCCCAGACGTTAAACGTGTAGCTTGTGCCGTTGGTTAAGCCAGTTACCGTAATAGGTGATGCCGACCCAGACGCACCAAACGCGCCAGTGCTGTCCGTTACCCGATAACCAGTGATTGCGGAGCCGCCAACATCTGAGGGGCTTGTGAAGCTAACGCTTACCTGTGTATCACCAGCAGTTCCGCTGACCCCAGTTGGGGCATCTGGAGCATTAAGCCCATCGTGGCCTAGAAAGCCACCTTTACCTTTAGCCATGCTCTGAACTCCTTAGTCAGAGATTTCCTCATAGCTGACAATCACTTCCAGATCGTTAGCCGTTCCCGCAGTCACCGTGATGGGACGTCTACAGTTACATCGCAAGCATTGGTGCCATCCACGTTGGCTACTTGGATCATGTTGACCTTGATAACCTTACCAGATGATGCAGCGTTGCTTACAAGCGTGGTTGCTGATGTTGATGATAGCGCAAGCTGATCTGTCTTTGCGGTGATCGTTGCGACATTTACGATATTAGGTGCAGCCATTTCTATTTCTCCTTAGCCGAACACGATTGCCATAGCTATGGCTTTGCCAGTTGATGCAGCACTGTTTAGCTGCGTTTGAATGTTAGATGTTACGCCATCCACATAGTTAAGCTCTGCCGCAGTTGCAGTAATCGCAGTGCCGCCAATGGAGAGCGTAGAAAAGTTACCAGTTGATGCAGATGCTGCGCCAATCGGTGTTCCGTCAATCGAACCAGAGTTAATATCAATACCAGTGACAGCCGTTGTTCCATCAAGCAGATCATCAACGCTGTCCCAGTTTGCATTTAGATAGCCGCCCCAAGCGTCTTCATCGCCGCCAACGGTAGGCTTTTGAAAGCTGTATGTTGTTGTGTTAGTCGCCATTTATGCGGCCCTCTCTAAATAGTCTGCCTCTGTCCAAGTGTTGGTAGGATCAGCGGCATCCGTCCATATGGTTGTCGGATCATCTGCATCTAGCCACTTGTAACGCGCATTCACATCAGGCGTAAAGTCCATGCTGTCTGACGCAGACATCAGTCTAACTCTGTTATACGCTATATCTGGTGAAATTGAAATAGTGGCTGTAGAACGCCCAACAACGTCGATAACACCATTAGATGTGAAAGTCGTTGTAATTGCTGGGCTTGCGGATACTTGGCGCAACACCTCGTAAGAAACAGATGGCGTTACAGTGATAGCTGTGGAAGAACTACCCTGCTCAATGCTTATGTTTTTACCGTAGAGATAACTACCATAAGTATTTTTGCCGTAACCTGATCTAAAGCCTTCAATGACATCATAGGTCACTGCGCTGACGCTCATAATGCCTTGCAAGCTAACCGTGGCTGTTGCGTCTTTGATAATAACACCACTTGGCTGTGAAACCGTTGTAGTGATGTTCGCTGTGGAACTTGCCTCAACAATAGTAACAGCCGCCGCACTTGCACTTACGCTGAAAGACGTAGACCCTGCAAATTGCGTAGTTTCTGGTTCACCATACAGGCCAGAACCAAAAACACCTGTGTTATATGTTGAGCGTAATGCCATTAAGCTGCGGTGATGTCTAAGTCACCTGTTGGGATGCGGAATACATCGCCATCGTTAATCGCTTTGGCTGTATCAAGCGCAGAGTGGACAATCATGTTTCCACCTGTTGACGCATCCATCACTCCAATGTGACTAATTGTTCCCCAGTTGCCGCCAGATGCCGCAGGGAACTCAACTGCCGCTGAGTTGGATGCAGTGTCGCCTGACACGGTAAACGTAACCGCTGTGCGGGCGTAGCCTGTGCCTGTTGAAACCTCTGTGCCAGCAGTGCCGGTGTCTGTTGGGTCAGATGTGAAAAGACCAATATACCAACTGGTCGGGCGCGTCACACTATCAGTAGTCAAAAGATACTGAAGCGTGTGCGTCTCAAAAGCGTTTGTTAAGGACATGGATTTCTCCGTTAGATATATCTAGGTGAACCATACACCATTTTGTTAAGAATAACTAGTGATGCGCATGCGAGGCGCTGTGACCGAGAACCTCGTGTCATCAGATGCCTTTTGCAGCGACCCTAGCGCGTTCTGATATAGCCCCGACCAGACCTGTATCCGATTGTCGTCTAGCAGGTATGGCGCCGCCTGCAAGAGCGAGCCGTATAAGTAGACGTCGGGATCCGACTGGAGTAGCCAGTTGTATGTCGTGCTATCGCTCAGCGCAGGGATCTCCTGATAGTATGTGAGCTGCATTCCATATTCTGCATCAGGCGTTGGGAACACCTCAATCGCCTCGCCGATGTGCGTGTAATACTTAGGGCGCCCAGCTTGGTCGCGGTTTTCCTCGCGATACTCGAGCATGTCGTCAACGCTGATCGCCTGAAGGCGGAACGTGTTGCCGGATGTGATCGCGAAGCGCATTGTCTCGAGCCAGTCGGCCGGCAACTGCACATAACGGCTGTCGAGTGTGGCGTCGACGCGCTCGATCATCTTGTAGTGGCGCAGCTTGCGATTGAGATCCGCCTCAACGAGTGAAACGAAATCAGGAATAACCGCGGTCAAGTCGTCGCGGTTTAGCCAGTTAGCGATGGCCGTTTTAAGCTCGGAATAAGTTGTAATGCTCACAGCGTGCCCGCCCTTGTCCTAAATACTTGGTTATCTCGGTCATTCAACCACTTGCGCAGCGCCTTCGGATCGTCGGCGATGCCCTTACGTTTGAGCTCATAATACACGGAAAGAGGTATAGACGCCACCTTGTTG